CTCTTAATGAAAGACTACAGGGTAATTTAGCAAATGCTTACAATGAGCTTTTGGATAAAACGAACCTTACAATAAGCATTGAAGATGGGACGGAAGTAGTTAAAGGCAGATTCAAAGACAGTTCAGGTAAAAAGTGGTATGTAACAATGGAGCGTTTCTAGTGTTTAAAAAGAAAGATTTCATCGGCAGAAAAAAAGATATTATAGCCTACTTTAAAAAGAAGGGCGTTACAAACGATACGATAGCGGAATATTGCAGCTTAGCAGGGATTCCTATCACGGTAACTTGTGAGTTTATTATTGAGGAAATGCCGGAGCATAAGGATATGTGCGTGAAGAAGATAGGCGAAATCAACGAGTTTTTTGGCATCAAAGAGGAGACTTGTGGAAGCTGCGAAAGAAAATGTTATAACGAATATTGTATAACAGAGGAGACATAATGATTAAATTCTCAAGTTACAACGATGAATATACGGCAGCTTATGGAATACGTTATAGCAGAGGTTTTAATAAAAGTTCCGCGATAATTATAAACTTCGGCACTTACAATTTAAGGATAGGTTTATGAAAGGTGAACTAGTTTATTTTACTTACGAGCAGTATCAAAAGTTGATCGAAGCTTCAAAAACTATACTAAGTGGTCGAAGAGGGTCGCATACTAAACAGTGGCGGATACGAAAGAAATTGGTACAAGAAGCTATTGATATAACTTTGACAGATTTATTTAAGGAGAAAGATGACTAATTTACTAGAAAAAAGAAAAGAGCAAGCAGGGATAAGAAGCTTAGGTGACTTGAAAAGAAGCGGAGTTGTCAGCGGTAAAATAGACCCTGAGAAATTTGTAAATGGTCCGAAAGACATGGACTGTAATGTAGTTCCTTGGACTAGAGGAGGTATAACAGGTTGGTTAGCAGGAGCAGGAGCAGGTAAGACTAGTAGTATACTGTACGTCTTGAAGCATATTCTTATAAACAACGAAGAAGGTATAGTAGTTTTTGTATCTTTAGAAATGGACGCTTCGGAAATAGCTGAAAAATGGCAAAAAGCTACACAAGATAGACCTGACCTAGCCGATAGATTGTTTATTATAGAAAATTATGATGAGGACGGTAAGTCTAAAAATCTGTCAGTGTCTGACATAAAGCTAGAGCTTACTAATATTAAAGAAGTTATGGGAGTGACGATGCATGCTTTTGTAATCGACCATTTATTAGAAATAGACTTAAACGGAGGAGTAGATTATAATCCCGTATGTAAAAAGATAAAAGATTTATCAGTGGAGTTAGATTCCCATTGTTTTTTACTATCTCAAACAACTAAAGGTAAGGGTACTGGAGATGTTCCTGTCCCAAAAGATGGATGTTTTGGTACGTCTAGATTTGAATGGATTGTTACAAATATAATTACAGTATTTCAACCCTTAAGGAGAGTAGAAAAAGAATGTGACTTAGCTGTTATGGGATGGCAATATGCTAAGATTCGGTATAAAAATAAGTTAGATGGAGCTAAAGAGGGTATGAACTATCTAAGAAGATTTGATTTTGACACCGAAGACTTGTTACCTTTAACTGATGCTGAAATTGCTACTTTTAAAATGTGGTATGATAAAGTTTTAGAACTTAGGCAAAATGAGGCTAAATTTAAATCCTACCAATTTAGTCTAGATAGGAAAATACAAGGAAAAGACGGTAAAGAGGTTCTAATAAAAGATACTTTTGGAGGAGGTTCTCCTGACGATGATGAACTTTAAGTTGACAGTACTGTAATGTTAGGAGATTTTTATGAAACTTAGCACATTCCCGAAATGTAAAGCCTTGCCTGAAAAAGCTCAAAAAGCTGCTGAAGCGAGGTTTACATCGAAACCCTATTTACCACAGATTACTGAGGTTACAACAGTAGAGGATCTCATAGAGGTCATTTGTAATAACAGTTGGAGTCCGAGCTTATTTAAAGAGTTTCGTAGACAGGACGGATTTATCTCGACAGATTTTATAGTTCTTGATATTGACGAAGGTATGACAATTGAAGAAGCGGAGACAGTAGTTCATAAACTAGACATTTGTAGTATATGCATTCCAAGTACGAGCCACAAAGAAGATAATCATAGGTTCCGACTCATTTTTCCTTTGGCTAAGACAGTAACAGATCGCGAGGTTTTTGCTGCTACAATGAGAAAGGTAGCTGAGAACTTTCCTGCGGACCCTGCTTGTTTAGGAGACACTGGACGGTTCTTTTTCGGCGGTAAACTTGTAGATGGGTTTTTCTTTAATGGTCCGCTATTAGAGCCAGAGAAAGCTGCTAAGAAGGTCAAAAACAGCCCTAGAAGCGATTACGATGTAAAAGATAGTGTCGTGGTAGGAGAAAGCCTAGAAGAGCTTGTATTGGCGCTATACGGAGAGACTAGGACGAAGATTCCAGAACCTATCTCGTATTTTCTTGAGAATGCACCGGATAATTTAACAGGCGAATGGTATCATACTAGCAACCGATTCCTCTTTACTTGCGGACTTTTAGGCTTAGATCAGGACAGAGTTTCTGAAGTTTTCTTTTCGCTGTATCCACATGATGAATTGACGGATAAAAAGGTTGACAAAATATACTTAGATGGCTACAATAGTAGAGATAACGACGAGGAATTATAAATGAAAAAAGTAGTTAATATAGGAAGTACTTGGAAACATTCCAGTGGCATAGTCTATAAAGTTCTTTTGATAGCAAACACTGAAGGCGATCAAGTAAAAGAAAAATACCCTGCAACAGTTGTATATCAAGGTCCTAACGGAAAAGTTTGGTCTGGAAGATTAGATGATTGGCATAGAAGGATGACACTAGAGAAAGATTTTATAGAGGAGTTATAATGTCAGAAAGAGTGATAAAAGACTTAACAGAACAGAATAGACTCTCTAGTGAAACTTACTGGGAGCTACAGACTAAGTATGAAAAGTTAGAGTCAGAAAACGCAGCTTTGAAAGAAATAGAGGAACTTCTTACCGAGGATATAAAAGCAAAAATTGTTAAGAATAAGAAACTACTGAAGGAAGTTAAAAAGCTACGAGAAGCTTTAAAAGAGCTAGTAGAAGCTACAGAATACGGCGAGAATCAGTGGCAAGCGGCATTTAGTCCGGATAAAGAGACTAAGGGTCAGAAGAGCATAAAAAAAGCTAAAGAAGTTTTAAAAGATGATTAGTTACACAGAGATCTGGCAGGAACTAGAGTTCTGGATCGAACATGCTGACAATCTAGAAGATGTGGAAATAGTTGACACCGTGATACATTTATGCTACGATATACCAGAGATCGACGAAGTTCTTATTAATTACTACGACGACTTTGATTGTAACCTATCGGAAGCGGATAGAGAGTTATTAAAATGGTACTTTGTGCTAGTTAGTACGGAAGATTTTATAGAGGAGTTTTAATGCGGGAAAAAATAGATACTATATTAAAAGATATTTCTACCAGTTCGTTTTGTGACGATGAGGAAATTGTTTACGAGTATAGAAAACTTGTGCAGGTTTTTGATAACGTAGAAAAATTAGATAATAGTCAATTAATAGTAGCATATAACGATAGTGATTGTTGGTACGACTTTGTATTTTTAACATGGTCATACGGATCAGATGAAGGTGACTTTTATCAGCAATTTTGCAAAGCCTCCGGACCTTCTGATTTTTTAAGAGAATGTCGCCATACTAATTTTTCAAATGACGGGTATTTATTTTACATGAATAGAACAAGTATAGAAGCTATGTTAGGGTTTCTTTCTAAATATTACGATCTAGACTAGGGAGTTACAATGCCGGGAGAATGGTCAAAATACCGATTCATAACACAGATTTATGCGGCGAAAAAGGACTATTATAGTAAGGGTTCTAGTAAGCTGACAGATCCACAATACGATGCATTAGAAAGATCTTTTGTTGCTATTCATGGAAAAGAGGTGTATGATAAGTATATCTTAGTAGGCTACGAAGAAGGTAGGTACGAAGAGTTTAAAAAGAAACTGGATCAAATAGAAGGTAAATAATGAGCATAGTCAAAAACTATCATACAATATCCCACGATTTACAAGTGCATTCGGCGCTTAAACACATTGAAGAGTCGGAATTCTTAGCATTCGACACGGAGACTACTGGACTTAACGTCAGAAAAGATACGGTTATTGGTATGTCTTTTTGCGGCAAAGCAGGTACAGCTTATTACGTATCGAGACTTAGTTGGAATACGGAGACTGAGCAATTAGATCAGATGGTTAGTGATGAGGTTTTTAAAAGTATGGTCGAGAAATTGGCTAAGAAAGAGCTGCTAATGTGGAACGCTAGTTTTGATTGTAGAATGGTAGAGTCAAACTTTAATATTGATTTATTACCTAGTCTAGCTGCAGAAGGCATGTTAATGAAGCACTCAGTTGACGAGGATGCTCTTTTTGCACTAAAGAGAACTGGTATAGAGCTGCAACACTTAATAGGCTTGAACGTAGAGCAAGATGCTAATAAAGAGCAAATAGAACTAAAAGGTAATGTGGCGAAAAACGGCGGCAGTACTACTCAGGCAAATTACGAAATGTTTAAAGCAGATTTAGATATTATGAGTAAGTATGCGGCGGCAGATGCTGATCTTACTTTTAGAATATGCACGTACTATTTAGAAGTATTAGAGCAAGAAGGTTTATCTGATTTCTTTTTTGACAAAGAAGTTATGCCTCTTTTTAAAGAAGTAACTGTAGGTATGGAAGCTAGAGGTATTAATCTAGACTTACCTATGATTTTCAAAGCCAAGGAAGATATCCAAGTAGACATTGATTATTTAGAAGGAGTCGTTCTTAGAAATATTATGGCTTCTCCAGAGTTTTTTAAATGGAAAACTGACAAGATACTTTTAAATTATCCTCCGAAAGCTACGGGTTTATTTGCTCAAAAGTATGCCGACTATTTTAAACTAGACTTTCCAAGAACAAAGACAGGTAAATATAGCTTTTCTGCTAAAAACTTTGAAGGTAAAGAGGGCATAGAATATTCGGCGCTTAAGGATAAGGATTTTTCGGAAGTAGACAAAGACGATCTATTTAGAATCAGCCAAGAATGTTACGACGAAAAAGAAGAAGAGTTTAACATAAGCTCAAAAAAACAAATGGGCGAAATTATATTTGATTACTTTAAGATTAAACCTCTTGGAAGAACTCCTACAGGATTGCCTAAATTTAATGACGACTTTATTGAGCATTTAGGAACGGTAGGCTTTGATTGGACAAGGGACTTAAGTAATTACAATAAGCTTATAAAGATACGCGGAACTTATATAGACAGGTTTCTAGATAATCAAGAAGACGGTATTTATTATCCTACTTTTAAACAGCATGGAACTATCTCTGGCAGATACGGATCGGATCTACAACAATTGCCGCGTCCTAAAGAAAAGGGCGAGCTTGACGAAATAGTTTTAAAGCATTCTAATATTATCAGAGGATTCTTTATTGCAGGTAAGGGTCGAAAGTTTGTTGATAATGACTATGAAAGTTTAGAGCCGCATGTTTTTGCACATGTTTCTGGAGATGAAGGATTACGAGATATTTTTAGAAAAGGTCACGACTTTTATTCTACTATTGCAATTCAAACAGAAAAGCTAGAAGGAGTTAGTGCAGATAAAAAAGCAGATAACTATTTAGGCAAAGTAAAAAAAGCGGTCAGACAGGCAGCAAAAGCGTACGCTCTAGGAGTTCCTTATGGAATGGCATCTTACGCACTAGGGATGACTCTAGGAGTTACTCAGGCAGAAGCTCAGGTGCTTATAGACGGGTATTTAAGCGGCTTTCCGGAGCTTAAGAAATGGATGGATGAATCGGAACTTATGGCTAAGACTAAGGGCTTTGTTGTATCAGAAGTAGGTAGAGTTCGACATTTGCCTAGAGTTAAGGAGCTTTTTGAAAAGCATGGAGATAGGCTACTAGATTATAAGTATCGCGCAACTTTAGCTAAGAAGCATACAAAAAGATTAGGATATAAAGAGGCTAAAAAAGCTGTTACTAAAATTTACATGGAGTATAAAAACGGCTTAAATAATGCTAAGAACTTTCAAATACAAAGTTTGTCAGCTTCGATTGTTAATTTAGCGGCAATTGAAATTAACCGAGAGTTTATAAGAAGAGGAATTGACGGATGGGTAGCTTTGCAGATTCACGATCAATTAGTTATGAATGTGCCGGAAGAAAAGGCTCAAGAGTGTAAAGTTTTTATACAAGATATTATGGAAAATAACTACAAATTAAGTTTAGATTTAAAAGCTCCTGCTGAACTGGCAAATAATTTACTTGACGGACATTAAGAATTGTAGTAAACTCAAATAGGAGGACTTATGGAATTTAAAGGCAAGTTTAAAATTGGCGATATTATAAGAAGAGGCGGTCACGTTAGAGCAGGGCAGCTTATGATAGTAGAAGAGCTTAGAGAACCTTTAGGTGTAGATTGGGTGCAAGGAGCCGATGAATATGTTTATACTTGTACAGACCTGTTTTATAAGCCTCAGAAATGGTCAGCTTATGAAGGCGGTGATTTTACTTTAGCTACGGACGAAGATATTATATCAGAATTTTCTAGAAGACTCAACACGTATGTAGATATAGAGTCAGATTTTGGAACAATAGAAGTAGATATTAACGACGAGATGTTGTATGTAACTTTAGACGAAGGTAGTGTTTTACTAGATCCAAAAGCTGCGATACAACTTAGAAATATTATTAATAAGTATGTAGGAGAGCTATGAACTGTGAAAAATGCGGCAAAGACTGTGACAACTTAACTTCAAAACCTGCTTATAACGGTAATAAAGATGTTAAGTATTATTGCGATAAATGTTTTGAGAAGGTGCATAATGAATAAACTACGACAATACTTTTTGTTTATAAAGCGGTTTTTCTACTACGGATATCGTGGAGCAAAGCATACTTACGATTATGACGCTGTATCGGGTATAGATGCTCTCACATACGCTCATATTAGCCGTGTGAGCGACTTTATGCACGATTCTAAGCTGACACACCTTATGTGGAACTCGGACGTTAATAACAAGGATATGAGGCTTCTAAGAGAGTTTACGGAGCTTTCAAGAAGAAGAGCTGATGGTGACTCAACAGGTTACTATTGGTCGGAGCATTATAGACAAATTACAAAAGACGGATCTAATTACTTCGATGTTTTTAACGAAGATAGCTATAAGAAACTAGCTAGGATTGCTATGAAAAAAGATGCTGTTATTAAAAAAGGTTTAGAAGACCGTTACTGGTACTTACTACGATATAAAGTGCCGGGATTTTGGGACTAGGAGAATTATGAAAAGAAGTGAAATGGTAATAAATATAGCAATAAGTCTTATGACGAGACTTCCAGAATGGGAGAAGCAAGAAAGGTTGAACTTTGCTTCTGAGATACTGCAGGATATGGAAATAGAAGGTGTTTTAAAAGAATGGGAGGATGAAGATGATTCATAAAGGATATTATACAACTACAAACTCGGACCTATATTTCTACGTGGTTCCAAGATATCGCGGCAAAGAATACATTAAGTGCCGCATAGTGCTATATTACAAACACGGTATTTATAAAGATACTTTGGTAGAGTCAAAAAACTACAAGGTTTACAAGAAAAATATAACACACTGGATAGGATATTCGAGGTAACTATGGATGATTTAAAAATAGAGCTACAAATTATTACTAGGGAGCGAGATGAGCTAGTAAAAAAGGTAGAAACGATACTTTCTTTATATAAAGCGGCGATAAGATGCTCCGGAGTTTCTTCGACACTAAGAGGCAGGTCTTGGGACAGTTTTGAAACTACTAGTGAACTAGATCAGGAGTATGTTAACAAACTTATATATCATATAGAATTGCAAAGAGAAGACATTACAAGACTAAACGACTCTTTGGCAAGTGCTAGGAGGGTTCGTAAAGATCTACATTCTGCTCATATACAGCAACAAGAATGTTTATTTACATTGCTTGAGAAAAAAAATGTTGACAAAAAATAGAAACTGCGGTATTATATTGAAGTAACACTGGAACTGATAATTCAGAGTTAGTTGCAAAGGCTAGTAACCTTAGTCTGAGACAAGAAACGTGGTCGAGAGTGTAAAGCGAGATATCCGTTAGAGCGTTAGGAGATTCTTGTGAGGAAGCTAAGTGGTTAGGTTGACGAGCTATCGTTGTTATCTAAAAATCAAAGGAGATAAATTGAGCATATTAAAGCCCCGAGAAGTTTACAAACCATTTGAATACGATAAAGCGGCGGAATATTGGGAAAAACAACAGAATGCACACTGGCTTCCGTCAGAGGTGTCACTAGCAAACGACATTAAGAACTGGAAAGAAGACCTCGTAGACAGCGAAAGAGAAGTTTATGGACAGGTTCTAAAGTCTTTTACGCAGCTTGAGTTAGTAGTAGGTAACGATTACTGGAGACATCTAGGAGGCTTATTTAGAAAGCCGGAGATTCAGATGATGTGTGCCGCATTTTCAAACATGGAATGTTTCGATAAAGATTCCGAATTACTAACATCTGAAGGATGGGTTAACGTAGCAGACGTTACAATGTCTCATAAAATAGCTCAATACTCTTTAGATACAAGTATAGTAGAGTTTGTGAACCCTAAAAAAGTCGTAAACTATGATTATAAAGGAAAGATGCATTTCTACAATAGTAAAAGTAGTAGTATCTGTGTCACTCCTAATCATGACATGATATATAAAAGACATGCTTCAGAGGTATATGGTAAGACTAAATCTCAAAGTGTCAGCTTAGGAAGAAATTATAAATATCCTGTCACAGGATATTCCGAGGTTGAGGGTAATAGATTGTCCAATTTAAATAAACTACTCATTGCTATTCAAGCTGATGGAAATTTAAGAAGTCTCTGTGACTCGGTTAATGAAAACTACAGACTATGTACAGTTAAATTAAAAAAACAAAGAAAGAAGAAGAGGTTATCATCTATACTCGATTGTTGCGATATAGACTTTGTAGTAAATACTTTAGAGGATTTCAGTATATATTCTTTTAAAGTTCCCGAAGAGGTTTCTCTTAGTAGTATTAAAAACTTAGGTTTCTTGAAGTTATCCGAATTATCTTCTTTGGAGGCTTGTGACATTATAGAAGAGTGTTTGCACTGGGATGGATCGGCTAATACTTATTACAATACAAATGAAGAAGCTGTGGATAAATTACAGGCTATCGCTACTATAAGTGGTCATTATAGGGCAAATAAAGGTGTTAACAGAACGAAAGAATCTGCCATGAAAGTTAAATTACCTCGAGGAGGAACTCCTTACTCAACAAAAACTTGCTATGCTTTAGGTTTTACTGAAACAACATCTACTACTTATCCTAAAAAACAAGAAGTTGATTATGATGACAAGGTGTACTGCGTCTCTGTGGATTCGGAGAACCTTATATCTAGGAGATGTGGAAAGGTGGCTTTTACAGGAAATACGGTTCATGTACAAGCTTATAGCTATTTAAACGACTCTTTAGGACTAGATGATTACGCCGCATTTTTACAAGATACTACAGCGGTTGCAAAACTAGATAAGCTAAAAAATACTAAAGGAAAAACTAAAAGGGATATTGCTAGAAGGTTAGCTATATTCTCAGGATTTACAGAAGGTGTAAGTTTGTTTAGTTCTTTTGCGATTCTTATCAGCTTATCAAGGTACAATTTAATGACGGGTATGAAAAACATTATTGAGTGGTCGGCACTTGACGAAGATCTGCATTCTAAAGGCGGCATTTGGCTATTCAATACGCTTATCGAAGAAAACCCTGACATTTGGGACGACGAATTAAAAGGTGAGATTTATGAAGCGGCTAGACTTGCGGTACAACTAGAGGACGACTTTATTGACAAAGCTTTTTCTCTTGGGACGATACGAGGACTAGATCACAAAGACGTTAAAAACTACATCAGAAACAGAGCTAATGAAAAACTAGTTGCAATGAAGCTTAAGATAAACTGGAAGAATATTGATCAAGAAAGTTTGAAGAAAATGGATTGGTTTGAAGAGATGGTCTTTGGTCAAAATTCAACTGATTTTTTCCACGCCCGAGTAAGTGAATATAGTAAAAGTACGTTGAGTGTGGACAGTTTATTTAAGGGGTATGATAATGAATAAAACAGAGAAAGAGCTACAAGGTTTAAAAGATAAAGAAGAGTGTCCGACGTGGATGACGATAGAAGGGTTTATTACGTTAAAAGGTGGGTATTTACTAGAGAGTGAAACGCCGAAAGCTATGTACAGAAGAGTCGCAAGAGCAGCAGCGGTAGCCGGAGCTTTTGATAAAGACGACAAGGACGATTTCTTTGACGTTATTTATTCAGGACTTGTAGGATTAGCATCACCTATTATGATGAATCTAGGGACCGACAGAGGACTTCCTATTAGCTGTTTTGGAATTAACCTAGAAGATAGAATGGAAGATATTATGGGACGAGGACCGGGAGAATTGGCAATGATGTCAAAAAACTCTGGCGGAGTCGGTATTGGTATTGACAATCTAAGACCTTCAGGTAGTCCAATTAAGCAGGGTAAGAACGGTACTAGTGATGGTATCATTCCTTTTGCAAAAGTCTACGATTCGGCTGCTATGGCTTCTAAGCAGGGTAAGGTACGTCGAGGTTCCGGATCTTTAAACTTAAACATTGAACACGGAGATTGGCACGAATTTATTAAGATGAGGCGACCTGAAGGAGATGTAAACCGTCAGATTTTAAACCTTCATCATTGTACTATGATTAATGACGAGTTTATGCACAAAGTAAAAAGCGGAGACTATGAGGCGAGAGTTAAATGGGCGGAACTTTTAAAAGCTAGGCTAGAAACTGGCGAGTCGTATATCATGTTTAATGACACGGTTAATAGAGCGAATCCTGCTGCATACAAAAACAATGGTCTCGAAGTTAACATGACAAATATATGCTCAGAAATTACTTTATTTGCAGATCAGTTACATAGTTTCATTTGCTGCTTATCAAGCTTAAACCTTTCTATGACTAGCGAGTTACTAGCTTATAGATCGCCTAGAACTGGTAGAACAGTGCCGGAAATTGTGACACGACTTTTAAATGGAGTCCTAGATGAGTTTATTGATAAAGCTGCTAACATACCTTTTATGGACAGTACCGCTAGAAGTGCTATTAAAGGCAGAGCTATCGGCATAGGAGCTATGGGATGGCACACGTATCTTCAAGAAAACGGAATTGCTTTTGAATCGTTTAGAGCTATGTCAGAAAATAACCGCGTCTTTAAGTTTATCGATGAGAATGCTAAGAAAGCTAGTAGAGAACTTGCAGTAGAAAAAGGTGAGCCAGAATGGTGTAAAGGTACGGGAATGTATAATAGCCATTTGACGGCAATTGCTCCTACGAGATCGAACTCTATTATATGCGGCGATATTTCTGCAGGGATCGAACCTTTGACAGCAAATGCTTTTAACGATATTACAGCTAAAGGTTTATTTGTCAGAAGAAACAGGACTCTTAAAAAGCTGCTTATTAAAAAAGGCGTAGATAGTCCGGAAGTTTGGAAAAGTATTGTCAAGAACGCAGGAAGTGTGCAGCATT